TAGCACAATACAACTTCACAATTACTATTTCTAAGCTGGAAGCAGAGATTGCTGATTTACGCCAGAAGAATGATTCTTTATGGAAAGAACTTAATTGGAAGAAAGAAACAGCATGAAAACGTATGCAGAATTAAGAAAGATCAATGTCAATGAACATACAGAAAAGAAAGGTAACCTTACCTATTTATCGTGGGCTTGGGCTGTTGACAAGCTATTGGAGAATGACCCAACAGCAACCTGGATATTTGGAACTCCGATGGGTTATGCAGACACCGTAATGGTCTGCTGTAAAGTCACCGCCTTTGGCAAGACTATGGAGATGCAATTGCCTGTTATGGATAACCGTAACAACGCCATTAAGAATCCAGATGCCCGTAGGATTTCAGATGCTCAGATGCGCTGCTTAACAAAGTGTATTGCCTGCTTCGGGATTGCATTGTATTTGTATGCTGGTGAAGATTTGCCCCAAGAGGACGAAGAGCCTGTAAAGGCCACTCCATCCCCAAAGCCAGTCGCTAAGCCAGCTGAGAAGATTGCTGGTCATCGTGGCGAGTTTCAGATCGTCATTGACCCTCTACCAGCTGGAGACAATACAAACTGGCTAAAACTGGTCAAAGAATCATCCCATATGTTGCTAGACCTATGTGCTAGTGATGCCGATGTTATGACAATATTTAAGAAGAACAAGGTTCTATTTGATACTGTCAAAGCAGCTGATCCTCTTTTCTTTAAGGAAATGATGATCAAATTTACTGAAACCAAAGCTAAATTTACTAAGGAAGAAAAATGAGCTACGAACAAAAGCCCAATACTGGGGCGCTATTCCCAAACCAAAAGAAGTCAGAAAATCACCCTGATAAACGGGGAGATTTATTCTTAGACAAGACTTTCTTAATTGACCAGATGGATAAATCCAAAGGAGCATTGGTTAAGATTTCTATTGCTGGCTGGGAGAATACTTCCAAGAATGGCATGAATTATCTATCACTCAAAGCATCTGAGCCATACGAAGCACCAGCCACTACTGGCAATCCTTGGGAGTAATCATGAAACTATTAAAGCGTGGCAGACCTAGTAAAAAGTTTAGCCCTGAACTGATGCAACAAGCAGCTCAGAATGTCATGGATCGAGCCAAAGAAGAAGCTATCAGCGAACTAGAAAAGAAAGAGGCTCACGAGGCCAATATTCAACGATTGATTGCTGAAAGAGCTACTGTTCACTGGGAAGAAGTGGCTCAAAAGCAAGAAGTTGAGCTCGGTGTATTACGCATGGAAAACGATGAATTAGCCCGTATCTGTATGAATCGTTACGAAGAAATTGAGCGTTGGAAGTTTGTCATCAAATATTTGGAGAAGCGGATTGAAGACCTTGCAGTTTGAAGGCGTTAAGGTCGCTCTTAAACAAGACAAGACTGGCTATGTACTAACCCTGTCTATTCACCCAGACGATGCCCCTGAGGACTTACTCAGGGCGTTTGTAGGGGCTAGATATCAGGTTGTCATGGTCAGGATTGGAGAGAACGAGCAACCTACGGATCAATCACAGTATGCAGGCGATAGGGCTATCCGTATTGCTGGCCTACTGTGCCGTGATCCTAAATTTTGGAAGTTTCTGCACTCTGATGACAGGATCTTTGACGAAGACATGGAAGAGGCTACAGAATGGCTGAGAAGCTATCTTGATATCCCATCTAGATCGGATTTAAAGACCAATCAAAAGGCTCAGATACTATTGGATAAACTACATAAAGAATACACATCATGGATTCAAAAAAACTAATACCGTATTCTGTCTATCTTCCTGAGGAGCATCATCTCAAACTCAAGGATTTTGCTAAAGATCGCAAGGCTTCTGAGTTGATTCGTAATGCCATTGGTATGCTGGTAGATGGAACCGATGTCTACACTTCAGGATTTAATGCTGGAATCAAAGCGGCTGCAAAAGTTATTTATGACTGCGAAGAAGCCCAGATGATTGCCGTCAAAGGCCGTGATTTGGGAGCAGTGCTGTCCGACAAAATAACCAATTTGGAGATTACCAAATGATTGAAACTGGGGGAGTGCACAAGATTAAGAAGCAGGATTGGATTATTTTGCGTTTGCTATTCTTGACGCTGACTTTAGATCCAACAATGGCAAAGGTAGAGGATGTTAAATTGACAATGGATTACTTGCGTAAACGCTATAAACATTGGGATCAGGATATTATTTTGCATTCATTCCCAGCCCTTAGTTATGAGCACGGGCAGCGGAAAACATTTATGGATAAATATAAAGATGTCCATTCTTTTAGAGCTTTTGCCAAAACTTTAGAGGTGGATTACAACTACCCAGACGAAGAAGCCCGTGAGAACGCACAACGCAGAACTTTTGGCGTACAAGATTACACAATAAGACCAGGAAACCCAAATGGATACTAAAGAACAAGACCCATCAAGATTGATTGCATTAGAAATCTTTCAATTGCTGGCGCCTAAAGCAGATACCGATGTCAAAGTCATCATGGCTGCGGTTTCAATGGTGCTCTCTACCATAGCGGTAGAGACAGGCTTAGAGGAAGAGAAGGCTGTTTATGCGTTTACAAGGTCATATAGAAACGCTAAGAGCCGTTTAAAACACGTTATGAAGCAGGTACACTAATGAATGAACAAGATCTCAGGGACTGTTTTGCCATGTTTATATTAAATGGCCTGCTGTCCCGCCTGCCCTCTGAAGAAATAGATCCTGCCAATGTTTGGTATTTAGCAGATTCTATGGTGGAATCTAGAGATGTTAAGCCTGCTGGGTTGCCCCCCATCAAACGGAGAAGAAAGAGTGAAGCTTAAGTATTGTTCATCTTGTATGTTGTTTCAGCCAGAACAAAGTGGAAAAATAGTTCAAACTGCAAACAAAAAATTAAAACGCTTTAAATGTGGTGGTTGTTTAAAAAAAATTAGTGAACGTAAATTTCAAGGGAAAGGCACAAAATGACTACTTTTACTACTGAAGACCGATTAGAAGCTGAAAAGGACTGGAAACAAGAATATGATAAGCTCCAAGAAGATTACAACAATCTCAAGGATTTATTTGATAAAGCATTAAATTCTTGGGCTAAAGACATGGAGAGGCAGAAAAAATGACTTGGAACCTACGGCTTGTAGACATGAAAGATCCCGAATACCCAGATCAGAATTATGTAGAAATTAGGGAAGTGTTTTATGACACTATGGGCAAGCCGATGGGTCATACCACTGCCACATTTGGCGGTGAGAACAAGCAAGACATTAAACAATATTTAGAATGGGCTTTAGAAGCATTAGAAAAGCCTGTTTTATTCTTTAGGGAAAAGACATGGACATCAAAGTAAAAATCGAAAAGGAAAATAAAGATGGCTCGGCTGATGCTAAAGTTAGTTTCGATAAAGAAGGACTTGAAGTCCTCGTTCAATGGGGACTTGTCGCTATGCTTACCGAAGCAGTTGGTCGATATGCCACTAGACCCGATGAAAATACGCCAGTTATTACTGGACGGCCTAAAAAGAAGAAGAAAGAATTAGATATTGATGGGAGATGTTGATGAGAGATGGTGGAAAAGGTGATGCACAACGCCCATTAGGCATTCCTATGGAAGAGTTTGATGCTAAATGGGATGAGATATTTAACAAAGACAAAGAAAAAGATAGTAATTTAAGCATTACTGTCGATGTTGAACCTGGTGAGGCCACAGTCACAGTTAATAAGACTTGGAGCTTCTAATGAACGCAAATGAACTAGCTGATGCACTTCAGGAAACCGAACCATATTACTCAACGGATTACAAATTATTTGACAAAGCTGCCACCATGCTACGTCAGCAACAAGCTGAAATAGAGGCGTTGAAAGCTGAGTTAAAGCTAATTGATGAATTAGTAACTGGAAAGGCACAAAATGAACAATGAACCAGTAGCGTGGATGTTGTTAGGGTTGGAAGACCGCAAGCCAAAGTTAATTAATTTACAGGTGATTGACCATCTTGAAGGCACATGGATTCCACTCTACACCCATCCAGCAAAGACACTAACAGATGAGGAAATATGGCAGATTACCGAAGATTTTTGGAAAAGAGATTGGACAACGCTTGATGTTGGGTTTGCTAGAGCAATACTAAGA